ATTCAGGTACTAGACCTAATAAAGAAGACTATAAAGATTTTAATGAATATATAAATAGTCTTTGTAACTATATAGGAAAAAAGTTTAGGTATACATATGGCAGTAAAGCGAAAAAGAAAACCCAGTAACATGAAGGGCATGACTATTGGCAGGGGCATGAAGCGTCCTACCAAGTCTGGTGCTGGCATGACTAAGAAGGGTGTGGCTAAATATCGTAGGCAGAATCCCGGTTCTAAGCTAAAGACTGCTGTAACCGAAAAGAAACCTACAGGCAAACGTGCATCAAGACGTAAGTCATACTGTGCAAGGTCTGCTGGACAGATGAAGAAGTTTCCAAAGGCTGCTAAAAATCCTAATAGCAGACTTAGACAAGCTCGCAAAAGATGGAGATGTTAATGAAAAAAGCAGTGGATGCTCCTAAAGGTTTTCACTGGATGAAAGCTGGTAAAGGATTTAAACTTATGAAGAACCCCTCTACTGGATATAAGGCACATAAAGGTGCTTCTAAGAAAGCAAGCTTTGAAGTCCAGAAGATACATAAGAAATGATTAAACGTAAGAAAGGCGGCACAGCCACTAAACGTGACCCAAAGAAGTGGGCAGCGGCAAAGGCCAGAGCAAAGCGTAAGATGGGTGGTAAGCACTCTGCCAGAGCTATGCAGCTTGCTGTTAAGTATTACAAAGATTCTGGTGGATCATACAGCGGTAAGAAAAAATCTACTAATAAACTTTCAAAGTGGAGCAAGCAAAAATGGAAAACCAAGTCGGGAAAACCATCTGGCAAAACGGGAGAAAGATATTTACCGGAGAAAGCAATCAAGTCCCTGTCGTCAAAGGAATATGCAGCGACCACCAAAGCAAAGAGAAAAGGGACTGCTGCCGGGAAGCAGTTCGTGAAGCAGCCCAAAAAGATAGCAGCTAAAACAAAAAGGTTTAGAACGTAATGGCAGTATCAGGAACATATGACTTTAACCTTGACATAGACGAGGTTATACAAGAAGCGATGGAGATGATCGGGGGTGAAGATACTCTTGGTCACGAACCTGCTTCTGCACGTCGATCTATAAATTTAATGTTGCGAGATTGGCAAAACCGTGGTATACTATTATGGACTACAAGTGTATCATCTCTTACTGTGACTGCAAGCACTACTTCTTATGATCTATCTTCTTCTACTATAGATGCTCTTGAAGTTGTGCTTAACAGAGATAGCACAGATATTAAACTAGAACGAATAACACCTGAAGAGTTTTTGCTTATTCCTAATAAAACACAAACTGGAAGATCATCGCAGTATTCTATCAGAAGAGGCAGGGACAATCCTGTTATGTCTGTATGGCCTATTCCTGAGAACTCCACAGATGTTTTAAAGATTGAAGTATTCAGTGAACTTACAGATGTAAATAAATCAGCAGATCAGAATGCTGATGTTCCTAAAAGATTTTTACCCTGCCTTACTGCTGGACTATCTTATTATATGTCAATGAAAAGATTTGGTGTAGATGCTGGTCGTATACAAATGCTAAAGGCAAACTATGAAGAGTGTCTTGCCAGAGCAATGCAGGAAGATAGAGAAAGAGCTTCGATGCGTGTTGTGCCAAGACTAAGGTATATCTAATGGCAAGCACTAAAAACGCACTGGCTATGTGCGATGTATGTGGGTTTGTATATCCACATCGTAATATGAGAATGAACAGTTATGGGATGCTGGTATGTCCCGAAGACTTTGAAGGACAGTTTGATTTGAAGAACCATCCTCAAAATCATGTGCCTGATGTAAGGGATAATCCAGCTATTCTTAATCCTCGTCCAGATACAGGTGGACGTAATATTACATGGAGTCAGGCCAGTACCGCATGGGGATCAACAGATAAGTATTGGAATCTAATATGAGCGATTTAACAAGCCAACTAATATCAAATACATATAAACAGATTATACTTGTTAGTTCTTCAACTAGCAATACTGGTGTAGATACTTCTCTGAAAGCAGTTCAGACAGGTGATGGTGTTAACACTGCTTTGAAGGTAGCTACCAATGCAGTACAGATCACTGGTGCATTAGGTGTTGGTGGTGCTGTATCTTTGGATGGAAGTCTTCATGTAGATGACAAAGTATGTGCAAGTTCTTTTTATGGCGATGGCTCAAATCTTAGCGGTGTAACTGCAACAATTGCTGGCAACATATCAGTAAGCAATGCCACAGTAGGTAGCAATCTCTATGTAGGCGGCACTGCCACAGTTGTCGGTGCTGCACACCTACAGTCAAGTTTATCAGTTGCAGGGGCTGCACAGTTTGCCAGCACAGTTACTATGGTTGGTGCAGCACAGTTCCAAAGCACTGTAACTGCTGTTGGTGCAGCTACTTTTAAATCTACAGTTACAGTAGAAAATGTAGCGGCTCTGAAGAATAACGTAACAGTTGGTGGTACATTTAATGTAGCTGGCGCTGCCGGATTTACTTCCAAGTCCACCTTTAGCAATGATGTATCAGTCAGTGGTCGCCTTGATGTAGCAACATCAGCTTGTATTGGTGGAGTGCTTGATGTTGAAGGTGTAGCTAACTTTGCAACTGATGTATCAGTTAGTGGTAATGTAAATGTTGTTGGTAATGTAACTGCTACAGCTTTCTATGGAGATGGTTCTAATCTTACAAATGTAAAAGCTGAAATTGGTACTGCTACAAACATCTCTGTATCAGGATTTATACATGCTGGTGGTAGCGTATCAGTTAGTGGGTCTTTCAATGTTGTAGGTGCGGCCACGTTTAAAAGCAATGTTTCCGTAAGCGGCGATTCAAACTTTACGGGAACTGTTACAGTTGGGGGTGCGGTGAGCCTTGCCTCTAGCCTTAGTGTAGGTGGTGCAGCAAATTTCCTTAGTACAGTTACTATTGCTGGCGCTAACGTCCAAGCCGCTAATGCAAGAGTATGTGCTTCTGCATATTATGGAGATGGTTCTAATCTTACAGGTGTAACAACATCTATTGAAGGAGACATTTCTGTTAATAATGCTACAATTGGTGGTAATTTATATGTAGGCGGAACTGTAACTGCTGTAGGTGCAGCAATATTTAACAGCACTGTAACAGTAGTAGGTGCAGCACACCTTCAAAGTACAGTGTCAGTAGGCGGAGCAGCTAACTTTGGTTCAACAGTAACAGTTGTTGGCGCAGTTAGCCTTGCATCAACTCTCAGTGTAGGAGGTGCTGCCAACTTTGCCAGTACAGTTACAGTAGTAGGTGCAACACATCTACAAAGTACAGTTTCAGTAAATGGCAATGCTGTTCTTGGGGGAACACTTAGGGTTGCTGGAGCAACTTCTCTTGAGGGTGCCGTTGATCTAAACAGTACACTTACCGTTGCGGGAGCAGTATCACTTGCTTCAACATTAAGTGTTGGAGGTGCCACACATCTTGCTTCAACAGTAACAGTAGCAGGGGCTGCAATATTTGAAGATAGTGTATCTGTAAGCGGCAATCTGGATGTGTTGGGTAATGTCTCGGTTGGTGGAACACTCTTTGCTGCTGGAGGAATTACTTATGATGGAAATGTTTCTGTTAGCGGTAATTTGGCCGTTGGTGGCAATACATCTATTGGTGGCACTCTTAGCGTTACAGGTGCGGTATCTCTTGCATCTACTCTAAGTGTAGGTGGGGCAACCAATTTAGGAAGTACAGTTACGGTAGTAGGTGCTGGTACGTTTAAAGATAGTGTATCAGTATCAGGTAATGTTAATATAGGCGGAACTGTAACAGTTGCTGGTGCAGTATCCCTTGCTTCTACACTATCAGTTGGAGGTGCTACAAACTTTGCCAGCACAGTTACCGTAGAGGGTGCTGCTCATTTACAGAGTACAGTATCTGTTGGGGGTGCAGCAGTATTTGCTGATACAGTTACAATAGTTGGAGCAGCACATCTTCAAAGCACAGCCTCAATAGCAGGTAACACTGTGCTTGGTGGCACTCTCAGGGTTGCTGGAGCAACATCACTAGAGGGTGCAGTTGATCTTAATAGTACACTTACTGTGGCAGGAGCAGTATCACTTGCTTCGACTCTAAGTGTAGGTGGAGCAGCAAACTTTGCCAGCACAGTTACAGTAGTAGGTGCTGCTCATCTTCAGAGTACAGCTTCAATAGCAGGTGCAGCAGTATTTGGCAGTACTGTAACTGTAGTAGGTGTTGGTACGTTTAAGAGTAATGTCTCTGTAAGTGGCGATCTTGATATAGCTGGTAATGTATCAGTAGCTGGTACACTGTTTGCTGCTGGAGGAATAACTTACGATGGAGATGTTTCTGTTAGTGGTAATTTAGCTGTTGGTGGCAATACATCTATTGGTGGCACTCTTAGTGTTACAGGCGCAGTGTCACTTGCATCAACACTATCAGTTGGCGGTGTTACTAATTTTCTTAGCACAGTAACAGTTGCAGGTAATACAAGACTTGGAGCAATAGTTACTATTGTAGGAGCGGCACATCTTCAAAGCACTGTCTCAGTAGGTGGGGCGGCAAACTTTGCCAGTACCGTAACTGTTGAGGGTGCTACCCATCTTCAAAGCACTGCATCAGTGGCTGGTAATACTGTACTTGGAGGTACACTAAGAGTTGCTGGAGCAACTTCTCTTGAAGGTGCAGTTGATCTTAACAGTACACTTACTGTGGCAGGGGCGGTAAGCCTTGCGTCTACTCTTAGTGTGGGAGGTGCTTCTAACTTTGCCTCCACTGTAACAGTCGTTGGTGCAGGTACATTTAAAAGTAATGTATCTGTTTCGGGTAATATGGACATAGCTGGCAATGTATCAGTTGGAGGGACACTCTTTGCTGCTGGTGGAATTACATATGATGGAGATGTGTCTGTCAGTGGAAACTTAGCTGTTGGTGGCAATACATCAATAGGCGGAACCCTTAGTGTCACAGGTGCAGTTTCACTTGCATCTACATTATCGGTTGGAGGTGTTTCTAATTTTCTTAGTACGGTAACAGTTGCAGGTAATACAAGACTTGGAGCAATAGTTACTGTTGTAGGAGCGGCACATCTTCAGAGTACAGTATCTGTTGGGGGCGCAGCAACATTTGCATCTACTGTTACAGTAGTTGGTGCTGCTCATCTCCAAAGTACAGCTTCAATAGCAGGTAATACTATAGTTGGAGGTACACTAAGAGTTGCTGGAGCAACCTCTCTTGAGGGTGCTGTTGATCTTAACAGTACGCTTACTGTTGCTGGTGCAGTATCACTTGCTTCTACTCTAAGTGTAGGTGGAGCAGCAAACTTTGCATCTACTGTAACAGTAGTCGATGCTGCTCATTTACAAAGTACAGTATCTGTTGGAGGTGCAGCAACATTTGCATCTACTGTTACAGTAGTTGGTGCTGCTCATCTCCAAAGTACAGCTTCAATAGCAGGTAATACTATAGTTGGAGGTACACTAAGAGTTGCTGGAGCAACCTCCCTTGAAGGTGCAGTTGATCTCAACAGTACGCTTACTGTAGCTGGCGCAGTAAGTCTTGCTTCTACACTATCAGTAGGTGGAGCGGCAAACTTTTTAAGTACAGTTACTATTGCTGGTACAAATATTCAAGCTATTAATGCAAGAGTATGTGCTTCTTCTTACTATGGAGATGGGTCTAATCTTACAGGTGTAACGACATCTATTGAAGGAGATATTTCTGTTAACAATGCTACAGTAGGTGGCAATCTACATGTAGGTGGAACTGTAACTGCTGTAGGTGCGGCAGTATTTGGCAGTACTGTAACTGTAGTAGGCGCAGCACATCTTCAAAGTACAGTATCTGTTGGAGGTGCAGCAACATTTGCATCTACAGTTACTGTTGTTGGTGCTGCTCATCTCCAAAGTACAGCTTCAATAGCAGGTAACACTGTAGTTGGAGGTACATTAAGAGTTGCAGGAGCAACCTCCCTTGAAGGTGCAGTTGACCTTAACAGTACACTTACTGTAGCTGGTGCAACACATCTTCAAAGCACAGTATCGATAGGCGGAGCCGCAGTATTTGGCAGCACTGTTACAGTAGTTGGTGCTGCTCATCTTCAAAGTACAGCTTCAATAGCAGGTAACACTGTGCTTGGAGGTACATTAAGAGTTGCAGGAGCAACATCACTGGAGGGTGCAGTTGATCTTAATAGCACACTTACCGTTGCAGGAGCAGTAAGTCTTGCTTCTACTTTATCAGTAGGTGGAGCAGCAAACTTTCTTAGCACTGTAACTATAACTGGCACAAATGTACAGGCAACCAATGCACGAGTATGTGCCAGTGCTTACTATGGAGATGGCAGTAATCTCACAGGCATAAGCTCCGACATAAGTGGAAATATCTCTGTTAGTAATGTTCTGGCTGGAGGTACGCTCAGAGTTGTGGGGGCAACATCACTGGAGGGTGCAGTTGACCTTAACAGTACACTTACCGTTGCGGGAGCAGTATCGCTTGCTTCTACTTTAAGTGTAGGTGGTGCTGCAAACTTCCTCAGTACAGTAACCATAGCTGGTACAAATGTACAGGCTGTTAATGCAAGAGTATGTGCTTCTGCTTACTACGGAGATGGTAGTAATATTACGGGTATATCTGCTGATGTAGGTGGTAACATTTCTGTTAGTAATGTTTTAGCAGGGGGTACTTTAAGAGTTGTGGGGGCAACATCACTGGAGGGTGCAGTTGATCTTAACAGTACACTTAGTGTGGCAGGTGCAACACATCTTCAAAGCACAGTCTCAGTAAATGGTGCAGCAGTATTTGGAAGTACCGTAACAGTAGTTGGTGCCGTACACCTTCAAAGCACAGTATCAGTAAATGGAGCAGCAAGACTATCTACTATTGAATTGGGTGCTGCATCAGATACTACTCTTAGCAGAGCAAGTGCTGGTGATGTAAATATTGAAGGCAATATTATTTATCGTGCTGGAGGTACAGATGTTCCGGTAGCAGATGGTGGTACAGGAGCTAGTACCCTTACTGCAAATGGTATTCTTTTTGGAAACGGCACATCAGCTATTGGAGCAACGGCTGTTGGTTCAGATGGACAAGTACTAACATCAAATGGTGCTGGTTCTGCTCCTACGTTCCAAGCTGCTAGTGGTGGTGCTACTGATATCGATGGCCTGTCTGATGCCCTAACAAACTCATCTGGTTCAACACTTGGTCTTGGAACAGGTGCATTAGCCGCTGATGATGGAAGTACTAATTACAATACTGCTGTTGGCAACAATGCTCTTAATGATATGACCAGCGGAAATAATAGTGTTGCTTTTGGTTACTATGCCGGAGGTATGGCAACTACTGGAATATGGAATACTTATATAGGTACTCGTTCAGGAAGTGGGTATTCCGACCCTTCAACTGCTAGTTACAATATGGCTTCAGGAGGACAAGCATTAGGTCGGGTAACTACTGGAGGTAATAATACTGCTGTTGGTTACTATAGTAGTCAGCAACTGACCACTGGTACAGAGAATACCACTCTCGGCCATCAGGCTGGTCTAGGTATAATAGCTCAGAATTACTGTGTCGCTATTGGCAAAGATTCTATGAACAACAATGACGGTGATTACAATACTGCTGTTGGTTACGGTGCAGGTTACACTGCCGGTGCTGGTAACAATACTATGTTAGGGAGAGCAGCAGTAGCTAGTTCTTCGTCTGCTACTAATGAAATTACTCTTGGTAACGGTAGTGTAACCCGATTTAGAATCCCCGGCCTTTCGCTAGATCACACGGCGACACAACTCTCCATCGCCGTGCGCACCGGCATCGGCACGTCGGCTCCAAACTCATCGACGAAATTACACGTTATCGGCAGTTCAACGGATGCTGATTCCGCACTTGATCTCCAGAAAGGGAGTGGAGCCACCACCACATCGCAGGTGTTTGTGCGGTTCTTTGTCCCGGCAGGTTCGGGCAGCATCACGGCAAATGGCGCATCGGCGGCTACTTTCACGGCGTATTCAGATCGTCGCTTGAAGGAAAACATCGAACCGCTGCCGCCCCAACTTGAAAATATCATGGCGTTGAAGCCCAGCGAGTTCGATTTTAAAGAAGGTAGCGGTTACAGCGGACATCAAATCGGATTCATCGCACAGGAATTTCAGGAAGTTTATCCTGATGCTGTGATCCCCGGCGACGACGGCATGTTACAGATCGCAGGTTGGAGCAAGCAGGAAGCTCGCTTAGTCTCGGCGTTACAAGGTGCCGTCGAGAAAATTAACCAGCTAGAAGAGCGCATTGCTGCGCTGGAAGGAAAATAAAATGGCAGCAACATGGAAAATCGTGGCCTGTGATCGCACAGTATCGCTGGGCGGAAAGGCGGACGTTATCACAACTGTCCATTGGGACGTGACTGACAAAGAGACGGTGGATGGCGTAGACCACTATGGTCGCCGGTTTGGCTCTGTAGGCATCGACACCGACGATCTATCCAGCTTCACTGCATATGCCGATGTGACAGAGGACAACGCAATTGCATGGGCAAAGGAAGCATTGGGGTCTGACGAGGTTACTCGGCTTGAGGAGGAAGTGGCTGCTCAGATTACGCTGTCTAAAACGCCAACGCATGGGACGGGAGTCCCTTGGTAAATAGATAGTATGTTTTATTATTTATCTGTAATAGGAATGTTATTGTTATCCTCTGATCAAGGTGTCATAGAAAGGTCTATTACAGGTAGTTTTAATAACTTAGAAGCGTGTCAGGCGTATAAAAAACATATTGAAAATATAATCGAACAAGCACCGTCTGCAACAATATTTAAGTCTGAGTGCAGAGAAAAAGATAAAGAAAAAGGAAAGGCAGCATAATGGCAAGTACATATACAACAAATCTCCGTCTGACAAAACAGGGAGATGGAGAGAACCCAAACAGTTGGGGAGCTATTCTTAATGATGGAGTTATCAGTCTTGTTGATGATGCCATTGCAGGGTACACTACTGTATCTCTTGGCAGTGCTGCAACTGTAACTTTAACTAATGTTCAGGGTGCTGGTGATCAGGCCAGATCAGCAATTGTTGAATTTAAGGGAACTGTGGGTGGAGTGTATGATGACATTGTTGTTCTTGTCCCTAATAATTCTAAATCTTACATAGTTAAAAACTCGGTATCCTATAACGATTCTACAGATAGTGTTATTCTCAGAGTTGCTGGTAATGCTGGTGTTACTATTGAACCAGCAAATACCGCTCTTTATGTTACTAATGGTACTACAGTTCTTCCTGTTTCTAATAATACATTTACTAATATTGTAGCAACAAGCATAGCAACCTCAACTCTTCATGCAACAAGCATATCAGCCACACATCTTGTTGCAACCTCAATAAAAACAACTGATTTAACAGTATCAGTATCTGCTATGTTTGTTGATAATGCCAAAGCTAATTTTGGCACAGGCAGCGATCTTCAAGTTTATCATACTGGATCACATAGTTATGTTCAGGAAACTGGTACTGGTAATTTGTATGTGGCTGGTTCTAATGTTGTTATTTCTAATGCAGCCACAACCGAAAACATGATCACTGCTGCTGAAAACGGTGCTGTTGGTATTTATTATGATAACGGAGTAAAACTTGCAACAACAAATACAGGCGTTCAAGTTACAGGTACTCTTCTTGCCACCACAGATACTGATACATCTAACACAGGAAGTGTGACACTTGATTTTGCCGCTAATCAAAATTTTATACTGACACTTACCGGAAATCTGACGCTTGCCAACCCCACAACAGAACAAGTTGGTCAGGCAGGTGTAATTACATTTATTCAAGACGGTACGGGTTCCAGAACACTAACACTTGGATCACAATATAAAACAGCGTCAGGTGCTGGTATTACTTTGAGTACGGCTGCTAATGCCGTCGATGTAGTCCCATACTTTGTACAGAGTGCTGATAACATACTTCTTGGAGCGGCTCAGAAAGCTTTTTCTTAATGACAATGTTTTCTTCATTCTGGTTTCTTCAAGAAGCTACACTAACATATTCAGCAGACGCCACTAATGTTAATCTCCTGTCGGATGCTGTGGCTGTTGGCTTTGATGCTACTGCCGGTGGTGTATTGAATGTTGTTATTAATAGCGGAATAACATTATCTGGAACAACAACTAATGCAATTAGTTCAGGTAATTTTCCTGCTAATTCAATTGTTACGATAACAAATAACGGAACTGTTTCTGGATATACAGGAGCTACTGGTTCTTCGGGAGTGGATGGTGCGGTAGGTGGTGATGCGTTTTATGCTGAATTTACCGCCAGCGGTTCAACATGGTCTATTATAAAT